CGAACGTGGACGGCGTCTATTTGAGGAGCAAGACACGCTGTCAAAGCTATTAAAGAATGTGGACGGTCTCGATGTTGATTTCGACTCGGCGGAGTACGACTAAATGGCACGTTATATGCTGAGCGGAAAACACATTAAAGTCGTGCCCGATAAAGCTATTGCTACACCTCAGCACGTTGTTGACAAAATTAACCAGTGTCGCCACTTTTGGGCCGGTGGCAATTATCGCTCTAAGCTACGTATCGAGACTCAATACTGTGTGTACTGTTCAATCTCAAGATATCAATTTAATAAACATAAGGAAGGACATGGACAATGGCAATGAAAAATCCCAAAGTCAGCACAGAACAACAGGCATTCGTTGCAGATAGCACAGAATGTGCGCACTGGTGGTGCGACGAACCAGCACAGCACTCACTCCAAGACTTGAGGCGTAGTCGAGGATTACGAAATTGGGTTAGGTTGTGCAGTGACTGTGCGATTACTGTTGGAAGAAAGAACGAGAATATATTGGATAACGACAATGTGGATGTTATACTCCCAAACCAAACGGCAATAGATAGTTTATACAAATGGGAGAAAATAAGATGATGACTTCTGGAGACCCCGAGACCACGACATTAGAGCACCGTCAAGTCCAGCGTATGCTGATGCTGACTGAAACGCTCATGCTGGATGATAGCCGAATCACATTTCAGCATGTTGACTGGGCGATAACTGAGCGTGTAGGCATTGGCGGAAAGAATGCGCTAGCACGCAAGCACGCTGAATATATGCGCATTGTTAGAGCCGGTGGGACGGTGCAACATGGGTGATGTAATCAACATAGCGGTGGGCGCTGGTTGCAACAGCGTTAAGCATATCGGTACACGTAAATGGGAACACTGTCGATTCAATGGACGATGCCTAATCCGGTGGGCGCACTTGCACTGCGAGGACAGGGAATGTGTGCGAATCATCAAAATCGGTGGGCGCATATAATAGGTATAACATGCCACACACATGAATAAACACATACATTAGCTAACTTGATGGCAGTCACGAATCTAGTGTGTGGCGTGGGCGCCTCTCCAGCAATGGGGGGGCGTTTTTTTATGCCCATGCCCTACGTTAACGTCATAGTCCGCTTGGCTTACTGTGCATATCCGTCCGTTCAAGTGTGAAGTTCAATTCATGAATTAGGATTCAGTAATCTTTATTCTGCCTCATACCTCATCTCGAAAGTGCAACCGCCTTCGTCTTTCGCCCTTCCTACCCAGCCAGCCTATTGGCCTCCAAATTTTTGAAAAAGTGCTCTTTTCCCCCGACAAAAAGGCAAATTTGTACGTAAAAAGGCACGTTTGAATTTTTGAATTAATTTATGTCCCGGTGGCGTTCGCGCGGCGAGCCGGGTCAGAGCAATCTCTGGTGAATCCGCAAACCGGGCAGAGTATTTTGCACTTAATTATAACCACTTTCGAGCCGCAGAGGAGACATGTCATGATAATCCTTGAAGGGAGGGAACCCGAAAGCTCCCTGCCCTTGCTTGGGGGCGAAAACAGAGGGCCAGTTTCCCAGCCCCCTGCCGAGGAGGAGTGGTGCGTTAGCACCAGAGGGTGCCTAGTAAAGGCACGTATATATTATACCACGACACTTGACCCCTTGTCAATGGTATGGTATAATGTATGTATGGATAATCGAGGTGGGGCAAGGCCCGGTGCCGGGCGGCCCAGAAGCATAGACAAGAATAAGGGTGAAGTAGTCGCACAAAAGTTGCAGACTGCTTTTCAGGACGGTCTCGCAGAGATAGGCAACAGCTTTCCACAACTTGTTCAGGCCAGCGTTAAGAGTGCGCTGGATGGCGGTAAGGAGGCTGGTACTGATAGGCGATTCCTTCTAAAGCTCTTTGCTGATTTAGTTAAGATAACCGAGGACGACAAGACACCGTATGCACAAATGATGCAGCAGTGGGTACAGCAGGTGCAAGTTAATGTGGACGGAGAAAGCAGGGGACGTGTTGAGGTATCTGAACCTCGAACTATCCCCGGAACAAAAGGAAGTACTATACCATCCGAGTAGACTTAAACTTATCGGAGGCGGAGAAGGTGCTGGGAAATCTTTCCTTGGCGCCCTCACTGGTGTAATACGCTCGATAGTAGATGCGCACGAGAACAGTTACGGAGAAGAACTCCTGTACTGGGTAGTCGGCGCAGACTTCGAGGACGCCAGAAAAGAATTGGAGTATATTCACGAATGGTTAGACGACTTAGGACTGGTAGATAATTCTAAGACTTCCATATCGACCCATAAAGACCAGAAGTGCATCCTCACCACAACCATTGGTGTTGTCTTCCAGACTGTATCAGGCTATGACCCAAAGAAGATTGGACGAGAGCAGCCCCAAGGAATCATCGGATGTGAGATTAGCCGATGGTCTAAGGAAGTCTGGGACAGATGTTATGGACGACTTGCTCGTCGATATCACCGAGGCTCTTGGGGTTTCTTTAGCGGTTCATTTGAGACAAGTGAAGGCTGGTTTCCAGAGATGTGGGAAACAGGCCAATCAGGAAACGAGCTAGACCTTACTAGCTATTCACTTCCTGCATGGGCTAACCTATCTATTTATCCGGGCGGCGAGACAGACCCAGCCATTGAGCAGTTAAGGGCGCAGACTACAGAGCCTCGTTTCTTAGCTCGTTACGGCGGTAAGCCCCACCCACCAGTAGATAGTGTATTTCCTGAGTTTAAGCATACGCTGCATGTAGATGCTAATATAGAGTTTGACCCAGCAGAGTCAACATATATATTCATCGACCCCGGTGACCTAGTATACGCCTGTGAGTTTATACAGTTCATAGGTGATGAGGTGTGGGTAGTAGACGAACTATATGTTACACACTGGACACACGAGCAAGTCATGCAGGGTGTACAGAGTAAACCAGCATGGAATAATATTAAAGATGGGGTGATGGATATTGCAGGAACACAACATCATATGGGACTTGGTAGTGCTTTTGAAGCATGGAACAGAGATACCGGCATACAAATGTTTGTCAATAAATGGCCTATTGATGCCGAGCTTGAGAGGCTTCGCTCAGTCCTTGCCCTCAATCCAGCTACTGGGCGGCCTAGGCTCAGGGTTAGTCCGAAGGCTCAAGGGTTGATTGCAGAGATGGGCGGCGGTGTAGCGCCAGTACATGGTATTGGTCGGTGGAAGATTCGTAATGGAAAACCAGAGACTCGTAATGACCATGCATGTAAAGCATTATCCTATGGACTCCTAGAGAAGTTTGGCACTACGAGAATTGACGATAGGAGTGAGTTAGCAGCAGTAAGCTATCTGAGGCCCGGTACAGAAAACGATATATATGATAGCGTCCTGTGGCATAACCGTAAAGGAGTGAATCCGTGGCAGCCCAACTAGATGATGTAATAACAGCAAGTGAGAACTTTTATAGCGAGGCTCATCAGCAGATGACCGACTCGGACAACCTATATAATCAGGAGTTCTACCTGAGTGTTGACTTGCCAGAAAATGTAAATGTACATAAGTCCTCTAAGGCTACACAAATTGTAGACAACCTTAGAGACCAGATACGTGTAGACGAGCCTGTCGTGGTTTATCGAGAGCGCAGCGCAAAGCAGAAAGACCAAGAGCACAAGGCTCTTATGGAGATGTGGGGACAGAATATAATGTCTCAGCTAAGTCAGGTTGGTATGATTGACCCTATAGGTCAGGCACCTCATGACTTGATACTGCGAGGGGCGGCATGTCTCAAGATTATAGTACGTGAGGACAGTCTTGACGAGAAGCCATCTAAAGTTAGTAAGCGTGCTTGGGAGGCCGAAATGTCTCATAAGCCGCACTTTATGATAAAGCCTGTTGACCCTCTAAACTGCTATCCCTCGCCGGGTAATGAGCTTACCTACATGGTGGAGCAGCAGACAAGACGTGTTATTGATATACGAGAATCCTACCCACACTGGTCTGACCCCAAGGCTAAGAAACTTGGGCGCAGCCTTGTAGACAATCCGCTGCGAGAAGTTAACTGGGTTGAGTATTGGACTCGTGACGAGTATATAGTTGAAGTTGATGGTGACAGAATAATTGATAAGCCAAACCCATACGGCATCATTCCGTATGTATATCGGTACAGTGGTCTGGGACGCTATAACGCTGACGGAAATCCGAAACATCTAGCGGTGGGGATTCTCCATAGCATTCAAGGCGAGCTAGAAGCTGAAATCGAAGTTAAGACTGCCATGCGTGCTGCTTGGCAGTATCATGTATTTCCTCGATTGCTGACTACCGATGACCCCTCCCAAGTTGCCCAACAATTCCAGAAGGGGCCGGGCGCTGTAATAAGACATGCCCC